GTATCAATAGTTGAATCCCCGTCACTAGGTAATAATAATGTCCGATCGGCAGCGGGGTTTGATGTAGGTGCTGCAATTATTACACCGTTACCTCCGCTATGTTTTAATTTAATTTGACTCATGGTTTAGGATTTGCGTCTTTAACTGCTTTGTTGTGGATAGCAAAACTACCAGTTGCATCAAGTTTACCCGCAATTATGTCGTCATACAACATTCCTAGTTGTTCTCGCCATGAAGCATATATTGTAGAGCCATTTGTTGTTCTGTCGGTTTTATATTTATTTGCAACCGCTTCAGCATCTAAGGCAGTCCTTGCGGCATCTATTTTGCTTTGATCAAGGCTTATAGACTTTCCATCTTTATCAAAAACTCCTGTAGCTGCATTAATAACAACCGTTTCAGGATATGCTTTTCTAATAGCTTCGTTGTCATATTTCATGCTCCTACCTCCATTAAAATTATATGTGAAGTTGGTGCGTTAACATTAGCAGCGTCATTTTGTGCTCTTACAACTGCACCACCACCAGCATCATAAATTCTCATTTGTGTTTTGTAGGTAATAGCATCTCCTAAAGTATAAGTTGGAGAATCTAAATGGGTCATATTATGTCGAAAATGATAGTTAAGCGAAGATACACCTCCCGCACTAAGGAAATAACTAAAAGGACCAATACTGTTTGATAAACTGTTTTCAATTATTGAGAAACTTCCACTCGCTACTTTTCTAAGAATATCTAAACCGCCTCCATTTCCACTACTCGTTGTATTTATTGAAAGTTGCTGAGAAATAGTAATTAAAATTTTACTATTTGCTGCTGTAGGCGTGATAGTTCCAGTTAAATTAGTATCTATAAATGTCTCCCCTGATGTTTCTGCTTCAGTTTGCGTGGTCGCATTTACAAGTTGAATAATTTTACCCGCACCGCTTACACCGGTATTGGATATTTGCATACGTTCAACACCACCAGTCGAAAACTTGATAGTGTCTGCAGAAGGAAATGTTATACCGGTATTGCTGTCGGTTCCCGTTATTGCTGGTGCAGAAACTGATCCGTCAACACCTGAAATGCCTGTAGTTCCGTTAATGTTTAAAGCCATAGTTAAAGAATAACAAGAATTGCTCCAGATGGCACGGTAATAGTAACACCTGAATTAATAGTCGGGGATACTGTATGAGCGTGTTTACCAGCACTTAATTCATAACTTGTTGTAATAGTTTGATCTGATTCAAAAAAAACTTCATTAGTTCCGCCTCCTGTTGCACCCGCACCTCCACCTATAGCCCCCCATGCTCCGTTGTTGTACCCTTCAAACTGATTTAAAGTTGAATTATGACGAATCATTCCAACAGCGGGAGTGCCATCTCTCTGAGCTGTTGTACCGCTTGGTAAATTTAATGACGTTGTATAATTATGAATGACTTTTCCGGTAAAAGTAGATCCGGCAAGTGTGGCATAACCAAAATTTGTAAGACTTACATCACCTAAAACTACAAAATCAGTATTATTTCCATTTCTAATTTTTAGAGTATTTGTATCAGAATCAATGTGAGGCTGATAAGCAGCTAAATTTTCAGCACCACTAGGATCACCAGAGCCTGCATTTAATGTTCTAACGGCTTCAAATATATCTTTTATTGCTGCTCTTACCTGAGCACCTGTTCCATTGTCAGGGTGGTAATTATTTCCAGATTCTTTAGGAATCGAACTTGAATTTGTTGGCCTTGCCATTTCTTAAGCACCTTTCCCAAATCCTACCACCGAAAAGTTAAAATTTCTATCTATAACAGTATTAGAAGAATTTTTGAAAGTTACTGTAAAGCCTGTCGCACTGATATTTGTAACCTGAAAAAAGTCACCGGAAGTAATATTATCAGTAGCCGAAATTCCTATAGATGGCAAATTATTATTAGCACCTAATAAAGATGAAGTTCCTACAAAAAATGGTTTTTCAAACACTATGTCTTTAGCTGCTGGATTATTACTATTATCAACAGTGCGAGAAGCTCCCTGCTCTGCCCTTCTTTGGAATGTTGCCGTATAACCTAATTCCGAAATTTTGATATTTTGTGCTGGATCATTTGATGTCAAAATACATTTAAATTTAAATCCTCTTCCTTTATAAGTACCATTTACAAAAGTGTTAAATGGCTTACCAGTAAAATCTGAATCTGCGTAACTTGTTCCACTAGGAGCAGAAGATGTCACGGCAACTTGTAATTCAGCATTTACATTCAATGCTTCTGTGCCGTCAAAGTTATCCCAAGTATCTATTAATCCTGTTCTATTATCAAATAATTCGTTTTGATAAAATCCCGTAGAAGCTATAATTCTTTTTAAATCAAGACTAAATACGCCTTCTAAGTCAAGAATATCTTTAAATTCATATTCGCCGACAGCATTTACGGCTGGATCGGTAAGTTTTATTGCATTAATTGAACTATCAAAAGTAACTTTTCCGCTAGGTTTATTTCCTTGAAATTTAGGGGTTGTACTTTCTTCTCTTTTTGTTTGAACTAACAGATTGCCTAAAGTATCTGGCAAATCTAAAATTATTGAACTACTTGTAGCACTTAAGTTTCCTGTGTCATCTTCAAACCTAATAAGATATTCACCTTCGATATACG